GCCGCTAGCATTTACTGGCTTGCCCGTTGTGGCGTCTACGCCTCTCACTTTTCCATAATGAAAGCCTCCAATCTTACGGCTGTTTAATGCAGTCCAGCCCGCAGGGTATGTGCTGTTAAGGGAAATTTTATAAACCTCGTCTGCATCTTTGTTGCCGCTATCGCAGACATATACATAATAGTCCTTGCCAACTGTAAAGCTGCTGCCAGTATCTAAGTTGGCTGCCGTTAAAATAGTCTGCTTTGTTTCAAATACGCCAGTACCCGCAATAGAAATTACGCAACCCTCTACTATAGTTAGCTGCTGTGCGCCGCTGCATACTATGTACTCTTTGCTCGGCGCTACAATATCGCTAATCAGCGCCGCCTTGTTTACATTAAAACAGGCGCGGCGGTCTGTCTTAGTAATGTCGTCTACTAATAATCTACTCATACTGTTTTAATACCCCCTTGATAGCCTTAATATCTTCCTCTGTCATGCCTACAAGTGCCAAGTTATCTACGCTGCTAATTATATGTATTGCCTTTTCTGTCTCTGGTACTGCTGCCGATAACATAAGCTGCATTGTGTCTGGCTCGTCTGTAGTCGCACTATGCGTTCCTACCGCGTTCTTGATCTCGCCAGTAACATTGCCGCAATAGAACGACGCGCCTATAGTTACCTCTGGGCATAACATAATATGTACGCTCTTTCCGTCTTCACTTCTTGATAATATAGCGGTATGTATGTAGCGCTGCTCTTCCAGAGCGTTTAGCGCCTCAATAAGCCCCGCTGCGTCTAAGTCTCTCGCCTGCACCATTGCAAGGCAGTTGTAGTAGTCCTCTTTTGTGTTAAAACTGTTAGGATAACCTTTCACTTTGCTACCTCTCTTTCTTTATTAGCCTACTAAGTATGTACCGCCAAGGTAACAAGCTCCAAGCCAAGCCTCGGTAGTAATACTGGTGCGCTCTACTAATTCTTTTTGCAGGCTGTCTACTGTGCTCTGTAGTTCTTCTACCTCTGCCTGCAAGTTTCCTGCTGCCTCTTCTGTTAATATTCCTTTTAATGTTTCTACCCAGCTTGCAAAACTAGCCTGCTGCTCGTCTCTGTATGTGTCAAGCTGTGCCTCAAACTCTTCTAACTTCTTTGTAGCCTGCTGCTCGTCTGCTGATATTGTGCTTAAGTAGTTCTGGTACTCTGTAAGCACCTGCTTATTGTAGCTTGTAAAAAAATCGTTAAACTGCTGCGTAAGCACGCTTGCGTCTATCTGTTCAATAACTCCCGTTACAATGCCACATAGGCTGCTATTGTATCGCTGATCTGTTATGTTTGCCGTCTGTATGCTAAGTACTCCTTTGCCTATGTATATGTCTGCAAGTACTAAGTCGTATATCTCATTGCTGCGCGTAATTGCTCTTGCTGTTGGCTTTGCCGATGCCGTCCCTTTTAGTACAGCTATATACATTGCTCTTGCCGCTAAGTCCCAGCGCAATACTACTCTGTCGTATCTGTTAAGTGCTCCGTCTGCCGTTTCCAGAGTTAAAGCGTAGTCCTGCTCATTTCTGAAAGCATAGCCGTTAATAAAGCCAAAGCCTGCCTTTACAAATACCTGCATACCCTCACCTATAACAACCTGCAAGCCGTTGTTTTGCGCGTTTGGGAATACTCCGTTTTTTATGAATGTTGAGAAGTACCAAGCCCAGTCCTCGGCTTTGTATACTCTGTCGTGATTTTTACTGTTGAATGGTAAATAATTCACTCTGCTACCTCACTTTCCTAATTTTATCTATAAGGCTTGGCGTGCTCTCTCCGAAAGTAACCTCTATGGTATGTGTGCCTTTTTGCCATACCTCGCTTACTTCTGTTATACGGGCGTCTAACCTTATACCCCAGTCTCGCTCTTGACAAGTAACCCTATCTCCTATATCAAAATCGCGCTTATATCTTAGGTTTGATGTAATATTTATAGAACTGTCAAAGTTTACATTCGCGTCATACGCTGCCAGCTCTGTTATGCTCTGGCTGCTTAGCATATTCTTATATGTCGCCAGCGCTATAGTTTGCTGCTGTCCTGCATCGTCTGTGTATGATCTGTCTATATCGCTTTCTAAAGCTACCTCTTCAAGTCTTAAGCCCGTAAGCCCCTCGCCGTCCCTAGTAACTACTGGCGCTACTGTTTCGTCGTCCGCTGCTTTTCCTATCAAATACATAAAGTTTTTGTAGTTCTCGCTGCTGTATTCGTATGCTCGACTGTTGATATTGTCAAACTCGCTACTAAATATGCACGGCTTAAGCCCCGCTGTATTCCCTACAGTTCTATCTATCCCTTTGTATAAGTAAAATCCGTATGTCCTATCCTGCTCGTTAACCAGTATGTCGTAGCCTAGTTTTCCACTTTGTGCTAAAGCCTTTGTCTCTGTGCCAAGGCTTGCGTATGCGTCGTTGCTGTAGCTTACTGCCGTCCCGCCATAGTTTGCCTGCTGCAATATGATAAATCTCTCAAAGCGGCGCTTTTGGCTTGCGCTGCTGCCGCAATTTCTCTGTACTTGCTTATTTATTATATTTTGTACTGTGTCCGTAGTTACTAGCTGTGGTGTTATTACTCTTTTATCCAGCCAGTAGCTTAATGTATAGCCCTGCGCCTCTATCTGTTCCTCTCCCTGCTCGTCCTTTTCGATATGGGTATACTTTATAACTGCTGCCCTACGCCATTTGCTGCCGTCGCTGTCCGTATATGCTACTGTCCCGTCGTGTATAGTAAGTATATTGCCCTCTACAAGCAGTTTTAAGTTATTCTTTGTCGCAGGTGCAAGTATTGAGATATTGCCTACCGCAAAATACCTTATATTGAGTATTGCGCTGGCTATCTCGTCCGCTATTCCTAAAGGCTCTAGGTCTAGGTTAAATACTCTTATTTCCATAGGCTTACACTCCTAAATATTGTGGGTTGTAGTATATGCTTACCTCTAAGTTATCTACTCCGCTTGCCGCATCATATCTATAGATATTGTCGCCAATCCCCAGCGTCATAAAAATACTGTCTACATCAATATCCTTAAAGCAGTCTATTACTTCCCCGTTTCTCTCCAATGCTGCGCCCTTATTGCCGTACTCGGTGTTAACTGTGATCACATCGCCCGCCTGCATCGTTCTATTTATTTGTATAAATTCGCCAGTTTCAACATTGAGTAGCACGGGATTTTCAAGCACCCCAAGCGCTGTAAACTTTATGCGCATGCCCGTAGATACATCGCCAGCGTTGTAGCAGTCTACTATTACGCTTTCTTCCCTATAGCCAAATACCATACTATCTGCGCTATCTTCGTCTATTTCTGTTGGAAATTCCCAAGCGCCTACCCAGCTTGCTATCTCTTCTTTTGTCTCTGTTTCGTCCTGCCAGAATGGGTTAAGTGCCTTAAAGGCTATGTCGTATTCTAATAGAACTTTCTTTTTGTAAAAATCTGGCTTATCGTCTATTCGTACCTCTATAACCTTTGTAAAGCCTTGGTATTCATACTTAAGCTCTCCTTTAAGTTCTGGGTTTAATATTCTAAGGGCTTTGCGGCGCAGTTCTATAGCCCGCGCCTTATCCCTTGTATTTATAGCCCCTTTTACTGTAATGTCCCTAGCCTCTATGCGCTGCCCCGTGAAAGTGTCGCCGTGCTGCTGGGCGCTGTTCGTGCTATATATTTTATTATCTACTCCAGCTAAGCCCGTGGCATCTTTGCTTACATTGCAAAAGTACACGCTAGATGTACTAAACTCTAAGCTGTCGCCTAATTCATTTGTGTATGTAAGTTTCTCATATTCCACACGCTACACCGCCCTTGCTATTAGTTTGAAATTCTTAGCAGCCTGCTTTTGCTGGGCTGCATAGTCTGTCTCATTTGCATATATATACTGGTTGACTACTACGCCACCTGCGCCGCCCTTTGGCTTGTCTGTGTCGTCGTCCCAGTCTCCCCAGTCGTCTATATCTTCTGGGTGCATATTTACTCTTGGGTTTACATCAAATTCACTAGGTACGCTGTCGTTAATCATTTTGTTAACATCTTCCATACCCTCGCTAAAGCCTACGCCTATACCCTTTGCAAGGTATATACCTACTTGGTCGCGCATAACCCTAGACGGGCTGTGTATTCCAAAAAAGCCCTTAATGCCGCTTAGAATAGCATCGCCAAAGCCCTTGATCTTATCAAGTACCCAGTCTTTGGCGTTATTTATACCATTCCATAAGCCCTGCACCAGATTTTTACCTATGTCGGTTATTTTATTCGGCAAGTCCTTAAAGCCGTTAATGACACCCGTTACTACATTCTTAATGCCCTCTACTGCCTTTGCTTTCATATTTGTACCCCAAGTAGCAACCTTTGTTACAGCTCCTACTATGGCGTTCCATATCTTGCTTGGCAGCTCTTTAACGATGCTTATAACATTGCTAACCATTGTGCTTATTACTTCTTTTGCCTTAGCTCCCACATTTGCGCCCCAAGTCGCTATTTTGTCTACTGCGCCTATAATTGCGCCCCATATTTTCTGCGGCAACTCTTTTATAAAGTTAATGATCGTAGTTACGATGCTTAAGGCACTCTCGCCTATCTGTGGTAACCAGCTTGCTATAGTATCTACCAGAGTAAGCAATACCTCTGGCAACGCCTCTACCAGTTTAATTATAAGCTCTGGTATTGCCTCTACCAGTTTCATAAATAAAGTTATGCACATTTCCAGCATTTGCGGCAGCCAACTTGCTATAGTATCTATAAGCGTTGTAATGATTGTAGGTAATGCCTCAATCAAAGCCGTTATAATGTCTGGTATCGCATCTACTAAACTCATAAGTAATGTAATTGCCGCGTCCAGTATCATAGGTACGGCGTTAAGCAATGCCTCTATGATCGTGTTAATGATTGTAGGAAAAGCTGCTATAAGCGCCTCTATGATTGTTGGTATCGCATCTACCAGCGCCATAAGCATTGTAATTGCTCCCTCTAAGATAATAGGCAACGCCGCTATAAGCGTATCTACAATGCTCTGTATCAGTTCTGGCAGCTTGTTAATAATTTCCACTATCACAACTGGGATAGCGTCCACTATTGCTGTGAATAGTGTAACTGCTGCCTCTAATAGCTGTGGTATGCTCTGTATCAGCGTATCTGTTATATTAAATACAACATCTACTACCGCTGGCAGCAACTCTGGTATAGCTGACGCCAGTCCCTCTGCTACTGTTGTTACTATCTGTACGCCAGCCTCTAAAAGCGCTGGTATTTCTTCAAGCAACACGCTTAGTATTTGTGGCACTAGCCCTACTACTATGCTTATAAGTTTTGGTAGTGTAGTAATTATTGCGTCTAATAGTTTGCTTATTCCCTCTGATAGTGCTGGTATTAGTCCTGCTATCATATCTGGCAAATATCCTGCCAGCGTTGTTATTACCTCGCTTATTCCGCTTACTATTCTTGGTATAGTCTCCACTATCCTTGGTATAAGGTTGTCTGCTACTGTTACAACGCTGTCTATTAGATTTTTTGTAAGTTCGTCAAACTCGCTATTTGAATCTGCCATACCCGTCAAAAAGTTATTCCACGCCGCTCTCATTGATGATATAGAGCCTTGTATAGTTGTGCTTGCCTCTTTGGCGGTAGTGCCAGTTATTCCCATTTCATTTTGCACGACGTGTATAGCGTCTACTATGTCCCCGTAGCTACTTATGTCGTACTTTATGCCGCTTATTTTCTCTGCATCTTCTAAAAGACGCTGCATTTCTTCTTTCGTTCCCCCGTAGCCCAGCTTAAGGTTATCTAGCATAGTATAGTTTTGTTTTGCAAAGCCTTGGTAAGCGTTTTGTATATCCTGCATACTGCTACCCATTTTGTTTGCATTGTCTGCCATATCTGTTATTGCTAAATCTGCCTTTTGTGCTGCGGCTGCCGTGTCTCCGTCCAAACTCTGTAGTAATGACGCACTAAAAGAGGTTGCAGTTTCCATATACTCGTTAGCTGATAACCCAGCTGTCTTATATGCGTTAGCTGCGTATTTTTCTACCTCTCCCGCAGACGTCTTAAAAAGCGTTTCTACGCCGCCTACTAGCTGCTCGTATTCCGCGTAATTATCTATTGCCGATTTTGTCATCGCCACGACTGCTGCGCCCGCTGCTGCCGCTGCTGCCGCCATTGATTTTGCTATTGTGCTACCTATTTCTTTTAGTTTTTCTCCCAGACCTGCAAACTTTCCTTTTGCGTCGTCTGCTTGCTTTCCGCTTTCTTCTACCTCGTTGCCCATGCCGTCCGCGGCTTTTTCTGTTTTTTCAAGTTCTGCCGCAGTCTTTTTAAGTTCTCCCTCTGTATTTACTAAAGCCGTCTTTTGGTAGTTGAGCTGCGTTTCTAGTTTTTTTGCCTCGTCGCTATTTTCTCCGTATTCTTCTCTAACTCTTTCTAGTGCTTTTTCGGTAGCCTCTACCTTTGCCTTTTGCTGATCGTATATCTTCCCTAGCGTTTCCTGCTTGGCTTTTAGGCTATCAATGCTGCCGCCGTTAGCTTTGTACTCTGCGCTTACTAATTTCATTTCAGAGCCTAATACTTTAAGCTCTCCGTTAATATTTTTTACAGCCGCTTTATACTCTGCCTCGCCGTCAAATTTTACTTTTGTACCTATTGTCTTAGTGGTATCTGCCATATATTAAAAGCCCCCTAGTGCCTTGTCTATGTCGTCAATATATCTACTCTTTTGTGATTGTGTAGTATTGCCGCCGTTAAACTGCAAAGGGTTGTACTCTTTATGGTACTTAAATAGCTTTAGTATCTTATATGGTGTAAGTTTCCAAGCCTCTTGCTCGGTAAATCTTAACATTGTTACTGCTATGTATAACAAGCGCGCAGTATCTAATTTTCCTGCGCGCTCTGTCTGTTTCCCTCGTCGTCCTCGGTGTCGTCTGCGCCCGCCTCTGTTTCTTCTGTCTCTGGCTGTTCTTCTCCACCATTTACACCAAACGCAAACGACTTATATATAGCCGTCTTAATCATTCCGATGTTTCCTAAGTGGATCAGCTTACCTACTTTCTGCTCTGTAAGCTCTGGCTCTCCGTCCTCTAAGCCTTCGTTGATAAGCATAGTAAGCAACCAACGCAAATCCTTAAAAATATCCTTGTTGTTTTCGTTAAAAATATCGCTCAACTTGTCGTAGCCGCCGTACTTGTCCTGCAATGCGTCTAGCGCGTTCAAACTGAATAATAAGTAATAGTCTTTGCCGTTTAATGTGATCGGGTATCTTCCGTCTTTTATCGCACTCATATTTTTACCTTAAGGCGCAGCCATAAGCAGCCGCGCCCGTTCCTTTCTTAAATTTACGCTGCTTTCTGGTATGTCTTTACTTTTGTAAACCAGCTAGCGGCTACCTTATCTGTAGGTAAGCCTGTGTAGTCTGCTTTCCATTTTCCAGACGCCTTAGCCTTGCTAAAAGTACCCTCGATTGTTGGTGTCTTAAACTCGATGCTTTCCCCTTTGGTTGCAAAGCTATCGTTTGGTACTTTGAATTTTCCACGCAGTAACCAGATATAGCGGTACTTGCCGCCCATCTTCTTAGCTCTAAAGCCTACAGCTACATACGGCGGCTCGTCTGTGTCTCCTGCATAAAGTACGCCGTCCTCGTCTACTTCCTGTCCTAATAAGTCCTTTAACACTTCGTTAGTAAGTTCCTTAACGCCAAGGGACAGCGTGCAGCTCGCAAACTCGCTTACATTCTCGCTAAGCGCATCGTCTGCATAAAGCGTAGCGTCTGCTGTCGTTACTGATAAGTCCGCAGTCATTGCCTCGCTCATTTTTTTAGGCGCTCCGTATGTTTCTACGCCGCCCTCTTCTGTAATGATCGCGTAATAAAGGTCTTTAAGTCCAATAGTCATTTTATCGCTCCTTTATAATCTGAATAGTTATAGGCACTTGCCAATAGCCCGTATCGGTTTCGTAGTTCTCGCCGTCTTGGCTGTTGATGTAGTACCCTGCTGCCTCTAATGTGTCTATAATCTTTTGTAATATGTCCTCAAAGTCGGACTTGCTGTATAGCGTCACTCTGTAGGTTTCTTTTCCTACCTGCTGCACATCGTCTGCCCTTATTGCGGCGCCACCCATAATACGGGTAAAAGTGCAATACTGGTTAGGTTTATCCTTGCCCGTATATACTCCTCTTTCTGTAGGCAGTAGCGTTGCAAGTGTATCTTTAATACCCGCCATATATGTACCTCGCTTTCTCTTAACTAAAGCTATTGTCTACATATTTATCCCATATTGCTTTAGCCTTGCTGTATGCTGGCTCTTCGGCTTTTTCTAAGGCTTGCGTAAGCCAAGGTCTGGCAGCCAATGAGCTTGTGCCATATTCAAAGATAAAGCCTATAGTCGCATAGCGTACATTGCCTTTGCTGCTCTTTCCTTTTCTCTTTTTCCCACCGCCGCCATAATCTGCCTTGTGATCTGCGCGCCCCTCTGGCACTATTTCAATAACCAGTGCGGTATCTTCCTGCTTTATCTCGCTTGCTGTCAAGCTCGCTATAAAGCCGCCCGTCTTTCTTATCCCATAGCCTGCCGCCGCCGTTTTTTCCGCGTTAAGGTATTCCTCTGCCGATGCTGTAAGCATTTCTTTTACTGTCTCGGTTGCTCTTTCCTCTTGTTTCCTAAAGGCTGCGGCTAATTCCTCTAAGCCCTCTGTATTCAACTCTGCCATAGTTACCCCTCGCTTTCTTTCGGCTGTTGCCTTAAGTCGCTTAGTGTAAGCTCTGTTACCTCGTCGTTTATTTCGTAATGCTTAAGTATTGTGTATCTCTTTCCCTCAAACTCTGCTATTGCTTCGTTGCTGTAGTCTATTGCGTATACCTCTGCCTTAAACTCTACCGATATACCTAACTGCTGGCTCTTGTAGTATTCGTTGTAACCTATTGGCTTTTTATTGCAGAATACAGTATTTTTCTTTTCTGTAGCGGCGTTAGGGAAGCCGTTACTATTTACCCTTTCCTCTGGCATTTCCAGAGATATAAGCGTTATTTCATCAGCCCATAACGCCATAGCTATTCCTCGGTGTCCGTTTCGGCTACCTTGGCGGCGTTGTAGTCTCCGTCTAGGCTTAAAGACATTTTTTGCAAATCGTAAGACTGCCTATACTGCTCGCCTTTGCCGTTAAAATTAAAATCTGCTCTACAGTACAACCTTATAGCCCTAACTATTAGCGCGTCTGTTTCGTCAATATTGACTACCCCCGCTGCCTTAAGGTCTAGCTCGCACGCCTCTATAGTGTCGTTAATTTCTGTAGTAATAGCCTCGTTTTTACTGCTTATGCGCAGGGCGCTACGCATCTGCTCTGTTAAAGTTGTTGCCATTGCCTGCGCCTCGCTTTCTTACACTCTTTTTACAAGATTTTTTTCTAAAAGCAGCGCCGCGCGTTCTGGTGTTACCTCGTACTCTTCCCCAGTCTCTACAATTCTGTTAAGCTGCAGGTCTTTGTAGTTCTGAATACAAGCCACCTTTACCAAGTCGCTTGCTGTCTGCTGTGTATTCTGCTGCCCGTCTGTGTCTGTCGGCTCTGTTTCTACCTCTGCACAGCGTGCGGCTATTTCTTTCTTTGTACCCTCTGTGCTTACTCCCAGCTCTGTTGCTAACTTCTCTAAGTCCTCTTTGTTGTATCTCTCCAACTGCTTAGCGTCTAAATGTCCTTTCATACTTTTACCTCGCTTTCTAACAATACTGGCGCAGTTTCCCGCGCCAGCTCTCTACTATGCCAGCTTATTATTCTTTTGCAATCTTCTTAAGGATAACTAAGCCGTTGCCGTCGATAATCTTACCATCTGCAAGCATAATGCCCTTTGTAATCTGGTCGTCTGTATCGTTATCTTCATATCTCTTGATACCGATAGCGTAGTTAGTGTTAAGGTTATAGTTAGTAAAGTCAAAGATAAAGCCAAACTTTGTACCTGCCTCTGCTGCTGCAAAATTAGGCAAGTGCTCTGTAAGCTGTACCTCTCTACCAAGTAAGTAGCGCTCTGGCTTTCCGTTTACCCCGTAGTTTACTCTTGCTATAGGCTGCCCGTTCTGGTCTACCATACCTACATAGCCCATAAATGTCTTTTTAGACATACACCACTTTGCGGTATTTTCGTAAGCCTCTGGTACTGCTGCCTCTGCTGCTACAAGGCTTTCGTAGTTCTGCTCTGCAATTTCCACTACCTCTGCGTATTCTTCGCTGTTGATGATACCCATAGGCTGTCCGTTTCCAGTACCAGTTACGATAGAAAGCTCTAACGCCTTTACCATAGCCTCTACGATATTGTTTACAAGCAATGTCTCAAAGGCTGCGATAGACATAGTATCAGTTTCAAAAGATACAGATACGGCGCAACGCAACTTGTGGTATGCAAATGTAATATTCCCGCCCGTATATTTCTGCTTGTCGCTGCCGCTGCCCTCTGCTACCCAAGTAGCAACTGGCTTAAGTGTCTGCTTAGGAATAGACACGCCGCCTTTGTACCCCGTTTTAGTAACAAGTGCATAGATGCCGCCTACGCTTTCCATTTTGCTAACAATCTTGTCTAAAATTGTTGTAGGCACTACCGCGCCTACATCGGTTGTCTTTGTGTTCTGGTTCTCTCTGTACTCTGCTGGGATTGCTGCGCCTCTTGTGACATACTCCATAAAAGCCTTTCTGTATGCCATAGTTCCGTATTTATCCTCTCCCTTATCGTCCTTGTCTTTGTCAAAGGCTCTAAGTACTGTAGGCTCTGCGCCGTCTACCTGCTCGCCTGCTGCAATGGTGGCAAGTAATGCGTTTCTCTTTTCTACCGCTGCGTCGATAGCTGCGCGCTCTGTCTGTAACTCTCCTACCTCTTTCTCAAGTGCCGCCAGCTCTTCCGCTGTAAGCTCTGCTGCTCTTGTTTCAAGCTCTGTTTTAATCTGGGCTAATCTTGCCTCAATCTCTTTGCGTCTTTTCATTTTCTTACTCCTTTTCGCAATAATTTATAGTGATGCTCTAATCTTTAGTGCCGCTGCGCGTCTCTCCAACAACTCCCGCTGCTCTGCCTCGCGTCTCCCGCTCGCAAAGTTGCGCGCTGCTATATTAGTGGCGTCGTTAGCGGGTATGCTTACTGCGCTCACATCATATACTTTTTTAACCCTTAAAATAGTGCGGGTGTGTGTCTCTCTATCGTAGCTGTCCTCTGCCACTACGAAAGCCCACGACATCTTAGTTATCATTCCTGCGCTAATATCTTGGTGCAGTCCTCTTGCTAAGTCTGTCCTGCCTAAATCCGCGGCTATAAATAAGCCTTGGTCGTTTGGCTCGATTATAAGTGACTTATTAGACTGTCTGGCAAAAACCCTGCCCTCGTGGTCGTACTGCATAATTACATCGCTCATATCAGCATCGTCTAATGCGTGGCGGTCTATCATTTCGTAGTACTTAGTGCCGTCCTCAAATTCCCATAAGGTATAAGGCTGGTTAAATGTAGTGGCGTAACCCTCTACATAGTATTCCGTGTCTATTCTTTTGTTGGTGTTGGCTGCCATTAAAGGCGTTGCTAACGCTCTGTACTCTCTTTCTTTTACTACTGGCATTACTCCACCCCCTTTGCTTTCTTCGTCTTGTCGTCCTCTTCTGTTCCCTCGCCGTCTCCATTATCTGGCGGTGCTGGCTCTGTTGGCGGTGTCGGCTCTGGCTCTGCTGCTGGCTCTGCTGCTGGTTCTGCTGCTGGCTGTCCCACTACAACAACCTGCTGCTTAGGCTTGTTGTGTTTATCCAACTCGCTTACTTCTGTGTATTCTTTTCGTATATAGTACTTGTCGCCGTCCTCTACCTCTGGCATATTCCATATATCCATTACGCCATTACGATTAAGTAAGCCTCTATCAAATAGCTGCGTTGATACTTCTAGCTTTGTCTGATTGCTGGCGTACTGTAATCTGTTTGCGCTAAATGTAATCATATTGCCGCAAGCAAGCTGGCGCTCTGTATATGTCATATTTGACATTACAAGCGAAAGCTGCAAAGCAAATGGCTCTATCTTTCCCTCGTAGTACGCGTTCCAAGTGTCCTCGTTAAACTTGTTTTGCAGTATATCCATATTTGTACCAAAGTGAGTGCATACGCTCTCTTGTATCTGCTGCATCTGTAAGGCGTTTGGCGTGTATGGCTTACTCTCCACCTGCTTTAAGTCGCTAAACTTGTTATCGTATATAATCATTCCGCTTTTGTTATCCGCGCTAAGGTTGTCCTCTGTAAATCTGTCGCGCTCTTTTTTTATGTCCTCTGGCTTAAGCATATTTGCAACCTTAGCCATAAAGCGTATATTAGCGCTGTTTTTTACAGCGTTAACAATACCCTCGTTGTTGGTATGTATAAGCTGCATTGTCGGCTTAAGCGTGCTGTTGTCCTCTCCGAAAAGATCGCTTTTATATTGGTGCGTAGTCATAATACCTACGCGCTCAAACTCAATAGCCGCCTTTTGTCCGTTTGCAAAAGTGTATCTTAGGTATACCTGCCCGCCCGCCTCTACTACCTCGCAGCTCTGCGGCAGTAGCGGGTAATATCCGCTAAGCTCTCCGTACTTGTCCTCTATTGGCACAATAAAAGCCGTGTGCTCACATTCCAGAATTGTTGCAATTCTATATATAAATTTTGTAGTATCCATAAAGCTATTAGGCTTAAACTGTAGCGTGCGCTCTAAGTGCTTGTAGGCGCTCCCGCTTATCTCTGGCTTAAGTTTGCTGCAAGCTGTAGCAAAGCTATGTATCGCAGATCGTGTTAAGTCCATTTCGTATACGCCGCCGCTGTAGCTCGTAAATACTGGGCTATACCCGTTAAGCATCTTGAAGTATTCGCTCATAAGTTTTTTATCTTCTCGTCTGCCAAATATATACTCTAAAAGTCCCGTTTTACTCACTCCTTTCTATGCGGCATTTTTTAGCAGCTCGCCATACTCGTTGTAATATTTCTGGCGTACTGTCATTGCATCTATTACACTTACAAAGCCGTCTATATGTGCCCTCTGCTCTATCTTTATTGGTCTTATCTTTCGTGTTTCCATATTCTGTTTTATAGCCACATTCAAAAAATGCGACTTAAGCAGGTTGTTACTTGCTATCTTAAAGTTGCCGTCTTTTATGATGCCCTCAAACTCTCGTATAACTGGCGTTAAGTTTTCGCCTTGGTATACATCGTCTGTATGGAAACCATAATTTTTTAGCTCGTCAACTAAGTACTGGGCGCTGTATCTGTCGTAGCCTATCTGCAATACTCTTATGCCGTATTCTTCCAGTAGCATTACATACCAGTTAAATACATCGTGATAGTCTACATAGTTGTCCCCGCTTAGTGTCAAGTTGCCTTTTTTTACAAAAATGTCATATGGCACGCTATCCGTAGCCTGCAAACTCTCTAGCCTATTGCGCGGCATAAAGAATTGAGTAAAGGCGTAAAGCACGCCGTCTTTTTCGATAACCACGCTTGCTGCTGTTAAGTCTGTTGTCTGGCTGAGGTCTATACCACCTACCGCGTAGCAGTCTCTAAAGTCCTCTAGCGTAAGCTCTGCTGCCGCAGCGTCTACTGTTGTGTATTCAAGCCAAGCCATAGAGCTATTTTGTTTTATGTTGCAGTATTTGCACATAAACTCTGCTTTTTTGCTTAGGCTGTTTTCTGCTACTAAAATCTCGTCTGCAAAGAAACTTTCGCGAACACTCACTCCCATATTAGGGTTAGCTTTTCTAAGCTCTGTTAGATCGTTCCATTTCTCTACATCGTCGATCATATACAAAAACGGCAAAAGCCTACGCTCTTTGCTATTTCCCTTAAGGAAGCTGGTCGCCCTCTTCATTAGCTCGTCGTAGATACTGTCGTTAATATATCCTGCTGTTGATATGCTTAATATCATAGGTTGACGCCTAGCACCTAGTGCCGACTTCATAACCTCATACTGTTTAAGCCCGCCGTCTCCGCTCCACGCCGCTATCTCGTCGCATATAACAAGCTGCGGGTTAAAGCCGTCGCTCTTCTTTGCGTTAAATGCAATAGGCTTAATAGTCGTGTTAGTTTCCTCGACATATATATCACTGCGTCTTTTATCTGCCAGCTCGTCTAGCTCTGGCTCTGCCTTTATCATTTTGTAAAAGCCGTCATACACCAGCGCCGCTTGGTCTAGCTTTGGCGCTAGGCAATATATTTCTTGCCCGTATTCTGGCTCTAGGTAAACCATGTAGGCAATAATCGCGCTGGCAAATAAACTCTTGCCGTTTTTTCTGCCAATTACTATAAATATTTCGCGAAAAATACGCGTTTTTTCTGCGTCAACTATTCCAAAAATGCAGCAAACTATAGCTTTTTGCCATAGCTCCAGCTTAATTAAATCGTTGCGCCCTTTACTGTGGTGGCAAAAGTTCTCTATGAACTTAATAGCCTTGTTCGCTCGCTTTGCATCGTAGTAATATTCTTGGGTTTCCAAGCCTTTTACGATAATCTGATATATTGCTAAAATCCACTTACCCGCTACAATTTCGCCGCTCGTAATCTTAGCGTAGTACTCGTAGATATAATTACGATAAGGTGCGCCCGTGGCTTATTCCTCTCGTAATAGTGCCAGCTTGCTTTTTTTCTTTTCTGCTGCTGGCACTAAGTCTGTTAACTGCTTGATAATTGCGGCATAGTTCTTGCTTAGAGCTATGTAGGTTTCTGCATCTGGGCTTTTCTTTGTCCCAAACTGATTAGCGCCGTTTTTATACTCACTCGTCCAGCCGTCCTGCTGTATGGTTTCCTGCAATATATCAAGCTCAATAGACATAAAGGCGGCTTTTTCAATAAGCGGCGTTACAAGTTTCTTTTTATTCTCGTCTAAGTTCTTGAAAATACCTTTAAGTCTGCGCTTTTCCTTGCTTACTAGCTCTTCTTTTGTCAATTCTTTTTTTATCGCCATAAGTTCGCCCTCTTTCTGCTACACCACACCCCCTACACCACCCGTGCACGCGCCCGTAGGGTTTTTTTGTACTTCCCCCTCGGTAGCCGTCCCCTTAAATATTTTTAAAATACTGGGGGGGAGTTATGCGCTTGCTATTGCACGCGCTCTGCCTCGGTTGGTGTTGCAATAATATTGCCGTCCTCGTCAAAGCAGTAGCGCCGTTGCTCTTCGTTCTTGTGATGCTCTTTGTTGTGGCAGTCTTGGCATAACGCCTCTAGGTTGTCCCAGCTTAGGGTTATACTCGTGTCGTTTATGTTCGCTGGTGTTAAGTATTGTTTGTGGTGTACTATCTTTGCTGGCTGCTCGCATCTCTCACACAGATAGTGCTTGCTTACTAAGTAAGCCTCTCTTGTGTCGCTCCACGCCCTGCTAAAGTAAAAGCCTCTAGCCCACGCTTTCATAGTCCCACCTCTCTTACACAATAAAAAAGAGCACCTAATAAGGCAGCCCATATAGGACGCCTTAAAAGCTACTCTTTTGCACGCTACTATTTTACCGCGTATATACTCTTGATAAAACCCCAGCTTTTCCCTACGATATTCCCGTAATATTCCCACGCTTTTATAGGTCGCTATTCAGCCCCCATAGCAGCGTAGATAACTCGCTTAATATCCCCGTTATCCAGCGCCGCGGTGTGTTCTTGCTGGTGTCTAGTTTTTCGGCTATAGTTTCATAGCTTAAGCCCTCTAAAAAATACAGTCTAAAAGCCTCGTACTCTATGCCTCTGTTTTGTGCCTCTCTGCGTTCCTGCATAACCTTTAGTGCAGCGTCTATATGCCGCATCTTAAGCGACGCGTTTAGCTTGGTCGCTTGGTCTACTGTATGCTCTAGGCAAAACCGCGCATCTTTGTAATTCTTCATAACCGCGAAAGTGTCGTTGTATCTGTCGGCTTTTTCTGTGCCTTGCTTTTTTGCCTGTGCATATGCAGCTTGTGCGCCTGCTGCTGCGGCTCTGTTTATAATTGCCTCTAACTCGTCGCTTGTAAGCTCCATATTTACCCCCTTATTTTTTCTCTTTGTCTTTTTTGCCTTTGTTTCCCATTGCTGCAATGATGATAAGTGTTAAGCAAATAATGCCTGTAATTGTGATTGCTGTTAAGTTCATAGTGTTACCTCTCTTTCTCTTTTTCGTTGTAAACTGCTGCCATAGCTCTATAGCTGTCTGCCATTTCTCCTGCCACTTTTCCAGCTCCGTTAAAAGCCGCGCTAAGCGCATCGAAAAAAGTACCCATAGCATTTAGCAAGGCTGGCGCTAGCCGCTTTGCCAGTTCCCCAGCAGCGCTATAAACGCTGCTAGTGCTTTCTTGTGTTTTCCTAAAGGCTCTTTTTGCCGCCTTTGCCTGCTGCCGCTTGTCCTCTTCAAAAGGCGGGTTATATCCGTGCTTTTTCTTGTAATTCTTTTTCCATTGTCGGTAGTTCATATTACGCCTCGCTTTCTGGTTTTGGCATAAAGTCTGCTATGCTTGTCTGTCCTGCTATTTGCGTGTCCGTTTCGGCTACCCTTACAACCTCGATGCCTAAAACGCAATACCCGTCTGTAAGTCCCGCGAAATCTTCCAGCATATAAACTATATCAGCGTCTATGTATCTGCCCGTTTCTTCTCCGTTTGTGTACTCTTTCAGTCTTAAGCCGTCGCCCACCTTAAAGCCTCTGTCGTTCTTGCGCAGCTCAAAGCGTTTCTTGCCGCTTGCCACATCTGCGTAGTACATTTTCGCAAGTTTAAGCTCGTGTATCTTTCTTTCTGGCTTGCTGTTAAGTACTTTGTCTAAGCGTTCCTCTCTGGCTCTCTCTTCTAGCTTTTTCTTTGTCTCTTTGTCTATTCTGTCCTGCTCTTCGTCGTATATCTGCTCTGGTGTCTTTTCTGCCTCTGCCTTGTTAATATACTGGTCGCATTTTTCGCAAGTTCCTGTTTTGACATTGCAGGTAGCATAGTTTAAGCAGCTATAGCAAAGACTTGTTATGCTCTCTGGGTGTGGCGTTTCGTAGTCATCGCCTGCCTTGCGCTGCTGCACCTTTTCTGCTATCTCTTTGGCTCTTACATTTCCGTCCTCTGGCAGCTTGCTTGCCTCGTATGCTGCCGTTATTCCCATATTGCCTGACTTAAATTGTTCTTTAGCCTCTGGCACTAGGTTTTTATCTATGCTTTCCATACGCCCTATGTTTGTCCCGCTTTCGCCCAGCAGTTCTGCTATTACATCGCGCATCTTGCCTTGTATCTCTAATCCGTCCTCTTCTTTTGCTCTTATTAAGGCTCTTTTAAGCCTTACCGCCTGCTCTGTTTTTTCGTAGGCTGTAAGCTCCCTGTTAAAGGCATTTCCTACAAGTAGGCTAAGCTCAAATGTTGCCTCTGTCATATCTCTAAACAGATACCGCACTTTTTTATACTCTTCGTGTCCCTGCTCTACCAGCAGCTTATTAGCAAGGTTTCTGCGATGCCCGCTTATGATCTTGTACTTGCCGTCTATTCTTGCCAGTACTGTAGGCTGCTGCTGTCCGACTGTTAAAAAGCTGTCTGCAAGCTCTTGTATATTGTCTTGTGAGTAAAAGTTGCTCTCGCTTGGTTCTACATCGTATGGGCTTAAGTAAATCTCTGTATAGTTCTTTACTGTCTCGCTAGCCTCTGCCTTGGTCTGGGCGTTCATAATATCCATAAAGCTAAATTTTCCTTTTGCCATATCCTACTTACCTGCCTCTCTTAAATATTCTGTGATAAAGTGCTTGTAGTCCTGCGCTGCTCCGCTCCGCGGGCTGTACTCATATACTGGCTTGTTAAAAAATGTGCTTTCTGCTGCCTTGTCTGTGTATCTTATCCTTGCCAGCAACTTAACTGGGCTTTTCTTTTCCAGCCATTCCAGCCCCGCTATATTTGTGTCGTTGTTTCGGTACATCGTTACCAGCGCGCCCAGTAGTTTAATATCTGGGTTAATGGCTTTTGCCTCTTCTATCTGGTCTGCTATTATGTCTAAGCCCTCTAGCGCCCACTCATCTATTTTTACTGGTACTATAACCTCATCTGTGATCTTAAGCGCTGCTGCCACATTAAAAGCTATGTCTGGTGGGTTGTCGATAATCATATAATCGTAGTAGCTGCTTATTGTTGCTGGAAATGGTAGCTCAAAGTTGCCTATTGGCTTATTTATCAGTTTTCTATATCCGTCTATCTGGTTGCCTGCTGCCGTGTACAAATCGCTTACCGCCTGCATAAGTGACATATTAGCGGGTATAAGGTCTACATTGTTTGTCTGTGGGTGCTCTTTAATAATTCCGTATAATGGATTTGTGTACTTTCCAGTAAGTGCCTTTGCCGCCTCACATTCTCCCGCAGGATTGTAGCAGCCAAACGCCTTGCTTATGTTTCCCTGCTTGTCATTATCAAGCACTAGCACCTTGTAGCCTCTCTTTCCCAGCTCGTATGCCATATTGTAGCTTGTAAAGGTTTTACCTACGCCGCCTTTAAGGTTAATTACGCTTATTACTTTCATTGCTTGCCTCTCTTTCTCTCCGTTGAGCCTTGGCTTGTTTATAGTTTCTCGTCTTTGGTTATGTTGCTGGCATAAGCGCGCCTGCATCTGCGTACTGTCCCGCTGCCTTTAGTCCCTCTTTTGCAGTTCCTAGCTCCAAGTAGTTTACTAGCTGCTCTGCTGCCTCTTGCCAGCCATAGCACACTACAGCTAAGTAGCCTTGCTTTGTAAGCTCCTTTATCCAGTCCTTTTGCAAGGCTGTTGCCTTGTTGCTGCCTACTTTAAGCTCTATGTATAAGCCGTGATACCCGCCGCGCGCTACTGGTAGGTGTAAGTCTGGCACTCCTGCCTTTACGCCCTGCCTCTTAAGCGCCGTAGCTGTTCTTGCATCGCGTTTGCCGCCGTTTGGTATGTGATACAGTAGCTTAAGCTCTGGGTATCTTCCAAGCTGGTACTGCGTCCATTGAAAAAGCGCCTCTTGTGTACCTGCCTCTGTATCAATTCTTACATTTCGCATCTTTCCTGCCCCCTTTTTTATTCTAGCTGTACCATTCGATATCTAAACCAGCCGTAGCCGTAATACTCTGGGCTTGTTATCCCGCTCGCTACGCTGTTGAGGTCTACATAGTACCCGTCTATAGCTTTCGCCTCGCGCCTAAACCAGCTACGCTGCGTTACTATCTCATACTCTGGCTCTGGGTGTATTAAATTCTTACTAGCAGCCCAGCGCTTGCCTTGTAGTCTGTCGCCGTCTCGCAGGTGTTCCGTGGTGTACTTGATTAGATAGCTTGCAAGGTCTGCGTAGTTCCCCGTATCGTCCAGCGGGAATACCTTAACCCTGTTGTGTCCCTCGTATGCTTTGTACCACGCCTGCTGCAATATCTTTGTATCTATCTGGTTAACGACTAAGTGATGATGCCTAGCCCCTTTTTTGCCTATTTCCATTACATGAATATACTTAAACTCTTTACCTGCTTTGCGGTATAGCTTTCTGCACTCTCTTAAAAATACTTGTATATCCTTTTTCATTTCCTCTCGTGTTCTGTCTGGTTTATCCTTGGCTCTGATGTAGTCAAGTACTAGGTGGTAGTCTCCATATCCGTAATTTGCATTTATGAGTAGCCTTAGCTTTCTCTCTGCTGATCTTGTATTTACCTTTTTCTGCTCTTCCCTCGTAGGCTTAACCTTATCTTTTCTGCTGCCACCCTTTTTGTTATATCTGCTTGTGTAAAAGTACTCTACCTCTATGGTCTTACCTGCTCTGGTTGTCCTTTTCACATATGGCATATTGTTTACCTCTCTTATTATGTTCTTGTCGGTAAGTTAATACTTTTATCAAGTGTTTTTACGGGCTTACGCCCGTTGTTTTTTCTTGATATTCTGCCATAGATGCTGTATAATATCTTTGGTTGTTATTACAGCTTACAGCTAAGCGCCTATGGTATTGCGAGTACCGCAGGCGCTTTTCTTTTACCCTTTTTATTTATTCAATTTTACAGCTCTGGCACGCTTAAGCAGCTTTGCTATATCTTCGTCCTGCTTGGCGCTTTTCTTCTGATCCGCGGCGTACTCTCTGCCGCCCTGCCATAATATCTTAAAGAGCTTGTCCTTATCTCCCTTGCCTGCCTTATGCAAACGCTCTGCGTGTGCTCTGGCTTTCTGTCTCTGCATACTTCTAAGTGTTGACATATTACCACCCTTTCTGCTTAGTTCTATTTACTCCCAGTATTCTAGCCTGCTGTTTAGATGCAATTTCTAATAAATTGGCTAACTGTTCTGCCTGCTCATAGTCCAGCGCCTCTACTGCGTGCAGCGCAGCTATATAGCCGTTAAGCCAGTTAATGCGCGCTGTAAGCTCTCCTAAGTCTTTTACCTCGTGCAATCCGTTAACCTTTGCAATAAAGAGTAGTACCGCCTTTTGCGCCTCTTCATTGTCAAAGGCAAGCGATAACTCTATCTTGTGCCTGCCGTCTGGCTCTACGCTGTCCTTGCGTTCTACTGTCTTTTCTGGTTTCTTTTCTCCAAAATAATAGTGCTGGTGCTGTTCAAAAAACTTTTCTCCTTTCATTCTCTTATTCCTCGCTTTCTGGTGTGTTATCTATGCTACTTACCGAAAGCTCATAAGCTACGCGCAGCTCTTGTGTGCTTTCGTCTATAACCTTGTTGTATTCCCTGCTCTGTAGGCGTCCAGTTATTGCTATAGCGTCGCCCTCTGTATGTGTGCTTACCGCCTCTGCGTCTTTTTCCCAGAATATAGCAGGAATATAGCAAGGGTTATGCGGTCTTAAGATGTTATCTACCTTAATTGTCGCATCTGCAATATGCTTGCCTCTTGGTGTCTCTCTGAATATAGGTTTCTTGCCTAGTGTTGCCGCCTCAATGTGTACGGCGTTCTCTTCCTCGTAGTTATCCCCAGTAAGCACGCCTACAAAGTCTGCTAAAACAAACAAAAGCACGCTGCCCGTTTCCCAGTCCTTAAGTGTCTGTAGCCTTCCAGTACACATAATAGGCGGGTTCGGTCTTATATCTGCCTCTTTCTCTATTTCCTCTACTGCTGCCGCCAGCTCTACTGGTATAACGATATTTGCTGTATCAACTACACCGCTGCGCCTTGTAGTCTGTATCGTTGCCCTATAGTGCTCGTAGTCCATACTGCATAACTTGCTTTCTTTTGTGATCGTTTCGCCCAGCAGTCCCTTAAGGGCTACTATGTTTGTCATATCCTGCATTAGTTCTCTTTTACCTCGCTTTCTGTGTCGTCCAGCTCTGCAAGCGCTGCCATTATTTCTGCCAAATAGTCTGGCTTGTCCTCTACTGGTTTTTTGCTGCCCTCTCTCATTTTGTAGTACTGGCAGTTGTAGCCGTTATTGTCAAAAGCAGAGCTTAGCGCCTCGTACTCCTGCTGCGTTCCTTTGTTCTCTTCCTCTTCCATATCTATAAGTACCTCGCACCCTCTCGGCTGCCCTATGCTGCTGTCCTCTGTTATGTAATAATCGCAGCCAGCGCACCTGCTACATCGTGAGTGCTTATATATCTCCAAGGCGTCAAAGGTAAATATGCGGGTATCGTCATACTCGCACTCCGTCACTGTGTAGCCTATTCGCCCGTACTTGTCTCTTATCTCTTTTTTCGCCTCTTCTAAGTCGTACTCTTCGTTGCCCGTTACTACTATGTAGCCGTCCGTATGCTCTCCGCTGCGCCTATCCCGCAGGGTGCACTTAAAGCCCCATAGCATCACATCATAGTTAGAGCCTATTACTGTGTCTTTTCTAGCCATTACTATTGCCTCGCTTTCTTTTATATTTGCAATACTTCCATACGCAATTAACCTTGTAGCTGTTCTGGTTGTATTTCTCATTACTGCATGTTCCGTTGTTGTTATGATACGCACATTCTTTACAATAATTTTCGTTTGTTGGGAAAAGTATAATTTCTGCCATTAGTCCTTTATTCTCTCTGTTTCCCTCGTCGTCCTCGGTGTCGTCTGCGTGTATAATTTCTGCCATTAGTCCTTTATTCTCCCATCACTTGTAAGCTCTATGTAGTGCCCGTGTACCTTTGCCTGCCTGCTGCCTCTTACTATTTTCATTACTTCGCCGTCGTTGGCTTTGTATATTGGTCGTGTGCATACGGGGCACTCTACTTTTTCGCCAAAAGCAGCTGAGAGCATTACTTTTATGCCGCAGCTAGGGCAGTAATAACTATGTATATATACCTCGTCTGTTATTACGCTTGCGCCGCTGCTCTTACTAAATGCCTTAAGTTCTTCTAAGTACGCCTCGCGCCGCTCCTTTGCCTTTGCAAACTGCGTGTACCAGCCACCGCCGCCGTAGCATACCTCGTTATCGTGTATCTTTTCCTCAAAGTCTGCTATCTCCTTTTCGGTCTTGGCTATTTCTTTTTCTATGATCTGCTGCACTCTGGCGCGCATATCGCTTAATTGCTCTACCTCTTTCGTTATCTTAATCTTATTTACTCTGCTGCCGCCTGCTATTCCCTCTAGCGTTAATTGTGGCGGTAGCACTATTAAATTGCCTTTATTAAGCTGTGCCTTTATTGTCCGCTCCATGTTTGCGTAGTCCTCTTGTCTATATAGTGCCTTGCATCTAAAAATAAGTATTATGCCTTTGCTGTCCCGCTTTTTTCGTTGTCGTTTATTCATATAGCGCCCTTTCCTCTCTCTTTGAAATACGGGCAATTTGTCCCGCATTGGCTCATAAATGCAATTATTGCCTTGTCTACCGCCTCTATTATCTCGTCGCTATTCTCGTCTGTGTATAGTTCTTGCGCCTCGCACCCCTCGTATAGTCCCGCGTCTGGCTCGTATGGCTGGTAGTTCTCGCACTTTTTGCATCTATACTCTTGTAGCCCCTCTTCGTTCTGTATTTTCCTTGCCATTTGTTCTGCCGCTTGATAATATCCTTTAGCTCCCATAGCCTGCAATGCTGCTGGCGCGTTGATAAACACATTATCATTGCGTGTTATCCATTCCTCTAAAAATTCCACTGTGTATACTGGGTGGTTTAGCTCTTTTACTATCTCTTTTACTCTCTCGTCCATTTCCTTACCTCTCTTTCGTTATCTCGTCCCAGTCTAATTGCCCCCTTATATCCTTGCTCTTTCTTGTGTACCAGCCATCTACTGTATAGCGTAAGTATCTTATATAAGCCCCTATACTACCTTTTTCTTTTTTGTATGGGTTTGCTCTTATTGCGTCCTCTAGTTTCGTCTTTATTGCCTCTCTTTCGTTTTTATTGTGCGGCAGGGTGGAGTTGAACCACCGACACCAAAGACGCAGCCGCCGTATGGTCTTATACTGCGCCCGTGCCTCTACCAACTGGGCTACTGCCGCTTAATGCGCCGTGCAGGGCTTGAACCTGCGACCTTTCGCTTATGAGGCGACTGCTCTAACCAACTGGGCTAACGGCGCTAGTACTTATATGTAAATTGTGTAATATATTGTCATTTGCAAATCGCTAAAGCGATACTCTGCCAGCCGTTCTGGCTCTATCGGCGGCAAAAGGTGTAGCTCTTCCCAGCGTTTGTGGCTTATGTCTGGTATCATTCTAAAGCTCTTTACCTCTTCCTCTCCCGTAAGCCCTGCGCGCTGCCAGTCTATCTCATGCCCGCTATTGTTAAGGTTTGCCAGATAACCTATGTATACCTGCTGCTCGCCTTGCATTATTCTTAAGTTATCTGGCGATGATAATACGCTTATCAGTTCCTTAATTTTCATTGCGTCGCTCCTTTATCTCCTGCTCTAGCTCTTCTACTGTCATACCCTGCCTTGCTGCCAGTAATGCTGGGCTTATGTTGTAAGTCCATATAGACGACATTTTAATAGCCTCGCCTATCGCTAGTCTGCCCTGCTGCAAGCCCAGCCTTATATATTGTGGGCTGCAACCCATAATAGCCGCTGCCTCTGTCGGTAATATTTTTAAGCTACTCATTTGCTACCGCCACCTTTCGGCTGGCAGATGCAGCTATAACGCCCTGCGCAAAGTATGTAACTTTTTCTCTCTGATCTGCTGGCAACTCTGCTACATCGTGCATAAGCTCCGCAAACTCTGTTAATTCCTGCTTGTTGTTCTCTCTTACTGCTGCGCTTTCTGCTACCATTGTGCTACCTCTCTTTCTTCTCGTAGTTCTCTCTTAAGTTCCCGCAGCTTTTCTACGCCGCTGTCGTATAGTACCAGCTCTTTTGTAATGGCTATATATATCCCCATTGGTATAAGCAGCATTGATACTGTGGCGTCCCCGTCCAGTATTGCTGGAATAATGCAGCCTATCGCTATAAACGCTAAGCCTATTACTTTTTGCTTAATGGCGCATAGCCTGCGCTGTCGCTTAATTGCCCGCTTAAGCCCTCTTATCTTTGCTTTTTGCTTATCTTCCTCGGCTGCATCTTCTCTGGCTGCTCTATATCCCGCCATATATGCTGTGTACTTTATACAACTAACTGCGCTGCTGGTTAACTGCATAACTGTTACCTCTCTTTCGTCTCTGCTATTTGACCTTGTACGCTATCTCTTCCCCGCCTAGCTCCTTTATCTGTTCCCCTATTAAGTCTCTTACAACCCATAAGGTAGCCAGATGCCCTACAATAAAGCCTTGCGTGGTTATTGCGCTCTGCTGCATACCTTGCAGCATTTCTATAACTTCGTCCTTTGTGTAG